TCGGTATTACGAAGCACATCGAGAAGGAATGCGCCGAGGTACGCGAGAATCCGGACGATCTCAGTGAGTGGGTGGACATCATGATCCTTGCGATGGATGGCTACTGGCGCGCCGGCGGATCTCCGGAAATGCTTCTGCACGCGATCATCGCGAAGCAGTCGATCAACCGAGAGCGCACGTATCCGAAGACTAACGAGGATGAGCCATCGGAGCACGTGCGCGAGTGTCATCCGTACGACGTGGGGTCGAAGCCATGACGGAAACTATCCACCAGATAGCAGAGACCGGGGTTGATATTCTCGTCGTAATTCTTTTGGCGATGGTTGCATTGCTTGTTTTGATTTACATCGGCTACTTCATTTTTGAGACGATCTTTCTGTTGTTCGCTGGAGTTAGAAAAAGGCCATGACAGCTAACCCTCCGCTATCCTTTCCCCTCGCGACCGGGCGCATGATCACCGATACGTCAGAGATAGACTGGTCGCAGTACACGTACTGGGTCGAGAGCAACGGGCCGCTCGTTTTGATCAGTGAGCAACAGCGCCTCGTGGCGTACGTGGCCAACGATCCCGCGGTATCGGCTGTCCCTGAGCCAACCTACGCGCTCATGGCTGCGTTTCTGCTTGTGTTGGCAATCGTGATTCGATGGAGGTTTCGATGAGAACTTTGACGATGGGTAAGAAGAAAGCGCGCGGCGCGATCATCCCGAAGCCGAAGGGCGGGGCACACGAACCGGAGCCGCCAAGCCGGATCGTGATGGAGTACGAGGCAGGGAGAGACGACGGGATCCGCGGCGTCGAAATGAAGCATGAGAACCGATTTCTCGGGACGCCGCTACTTTTGCTGGCGTACCGGAACGGTTACAACGCCGGCGTGTTTCAGCGCAAGTGCGGAAAGGTGGCGAAATGATCCCGATTGCAATCGTCGCGCTTATCACCGAAGCGCTCAAGCTGGTGAACAACCTGATCGAAGGCGTCCCTGTAGCTCAACGTCAGGCAGACGCGCGGGCGTGGTTCCTTTTCTGGTGGCCGAAAACGAAATGGATACTGAAGCTCGGCGGCGAGGTCAGCGACGCCGATCTTGCGGAAATTGAAAAGATGGCAGGGAAGAAGGAAGACTTACCGAAATGAAACGCGTGGAAGATCTGACGCAAGAAGAGATTATGAAGATTGCCAAGGAGATCATGCCAGTCGTGGTCCGCGCATGGATCAAAGGATTGCTTGAAATGGATCAATCGTGGAGGGATGCCGCCGTATCGCTACGCGCGCTGTCTGTCTCGATAGAAGAGGATCGCAGATTTACACGACGACGAAGGTCCGCCGCTCGCTACGCGCACGCATTCGCGGAGGCCTGCAAATGATCCACCATCACGGAGAACACTTTGGATCGCATGAAACGGTACACATGATCGTGGTAGTCGTTGCGGTCGCTTGTGCCATATTCGCAGTGGCTATCCTGACTGCATCGCTTCGGAGGATTTGGAAATGATCATCGCTATTACCTGCACCGGCGCAAGGCCGGAAGCGTTCGCGCTCTGCGAGAAGTACATGGCGCGGCAGACGGTACAGCCTGACCTGTGGCTCGTGGTTGACGACTGCGATCCGGCGACAAAGTGCACAATGGGGCAGACGGTAATCCGTCCGGAACCGCGGTGGCCTGAGTTCCCAGAGCCGAATACGCAGCATCGAAACATGATGGCGGCGGTTGATTACATTCAGCGCGGAGTCGTCAATCCGACCGACCAGATAATTTTCTTTGAGGACGACGACCGGTATAGATCGGATTACATCGAGACGCAACGCGACGTCATGAATCAATTCGCCTTCGGGCTCGTAGGTGAGATACCGGCGCGCTACTACCACGTGAAGAACCGAGCGTTCCGAGTTTTTGATGAACTTGAAATGAACAATCCTGTCCCGCACGCCAGCCTATGCGCGACCTCAATGCGAGGATACGTACTTCCAATCCTCATTGAAGCGCTCGAGTGCCGCGCATGGATCGACATGTACCTCTGGCGCAAGGCCGGATCACCAGAAGCACTATTCGGCGGCGCGTCTGTAGTCGGCATCAAGGGCATGCCCGGGCGGCCAGGGGTGAGCCAGTGCCACCGGCAGGAAGCCGACGGGCGATGGTCTGGAGACCCTGATCTCTCTCGGCTACGTCAATGGATCGGCGATGACGTGAATGCTTACAAGATGTTCTCGGGCGTACAATCAGAATCAGTGGAAGAAAAACAAAAATCAATTCTGGGAGTCGACGGCATGGGCTTCAAGTCCTTCGTCGGATACGCCGGCCAGGTCCGCTACCGCTGTCCTGATTGCGGATTCGATCACTGGGTACCGTCAGAAGTAGCCGATCACTGGATGAAGACCCACAAGGAAGAGTCCGGACCCGTCGGCAACACGGCATACGATGAAGGCGGCGACACTGTAGAAAGAAAGATCCATGTCCCTGGAAAATGGTAACGGCACTCGCCGAGTATCCGCCGCGGCGCTTCATGCCGCGCACGTGCTCGAGATGAACTTTGAGATTGTAGAATCGGAGAACGGAGTCTACGAGTACTCGACCAACACCCTCGCCACACTGATCGATGTCTACGCCATGTCTCACGAGTCGCGGCGCGCGCTGACGACATTGATGGGGCAGTTCCGGTCCTTCGACTTCATTGACAACATCGATCTCGACATGCGCCGGCTCCGCGAGGCGACCGAGGCAATCGAGATGATAGCCGACCGGATGCCACGCTATGAGGCTGCTGACGAGGCCGCTTACAGCCGGACGGGGGTAAATGCTCGGGCGACCGACAGGGCCGCGCGTGGAGCCACGGAGCGCGCGGGAGCCTACAGTGTGTCGGCTGTGGCTGTTCACTGCGCGCGGGTTTTGGCAGAGCAGTTCGATTTCTTCGCTCGCGAGGACGGCCGCGTCAAACTCAGCGAGAAAAACATCGCGATCACGATCGATGTCAGCACGCATATTTTCCGTGTCCAGGATGCGGCGAACCACTTGCTATCGGTGACCCGCAATCTCGAGAACGTACCGTATCCGGCGCAGATGAAGGTGCTTCGACGGGCACTGCAGATGACGGAGCTATCGTTTGCCGCAATGCCTTCGTATGCCGAGAATCCCGCAGCAACGAGGCCATGGACGGCGCGCCATCGGACCCTTGACCTGACGACGGAGCAGCGCACAAATCGCCTCAGGGTACAGCGGGCGTTGAACGCGGCGCGCACACCTGACGAAAGCGTTGCTATTATGCGCGCGGCTCAAGCTGATAAGATGTTGTAGAACGCCAGTGGAAGGGCGAATGGAGACATTGTCATGGCCATTCGGTCCGCCAAGGGCTCGCTAATCAAACTCGGGAATGGAGCCTCTCCCGAAGTTTTTTCTACACTTTCGCAGGTCCGGAGCATTGCCGGGCCGACAACCAAAGCCACCGTCCAAGACGTCACCACGCACTCTACCAGCGGCAACTGGATGGAGAAACTTGCGACGCTCATTGATCCGGGTTCGTTCTCGTTCCCGCTCAATTACGACAAGGCTGACACCACTCACGCATTCTCAACCGGACTCTGGGGCAAGCTCATTGCTCTCACGCTCGCTAACTATCGCTGCGTGCTGCCGGCGTCGATCGGCTACTTCGAGGCTGAGGCGTATGTGACCTCTCACCAGTTCGACCTTCCCGTCGACAACGTCATTCGTGCAAACATGGAACTTATGATCACGGGCGCGATTACCACGGCGAACACTGCCGAACCGTCCTAATCAACAAGCTCTCGCGAAAGCGGGTTTCGGTAGACGGGCGTCGAACTTCCACGCTTCGTCCGTCTGCCGATCAAATCGTGGAAGGACCCGACAACAATCATGGACCCGACAAGCAGACCAGTAACCGTAGAAATTGGTGGGCGCGATGTAACGCTTCATTTCAATTTCGCCACCTACAAAAAGTTCGAGCAACTCACCGGCAAGTTCTTCATGAACTGGTTTGGCGAACTTCAGAACGCCAGCTTCAAACTCATCAAGGAAGTTCGCCAGACGCGCAATTCCAATGCACTCGGTATGCGCAACGAGCAAGGCGAATTGATCGACGAGGATGGGAAGGTTCTCACGCCCGAAGAGGCATTCGAGCAAGTATTTCTCAAGACCGACATTGATCTCCTGGGTATCCTTCGCCATACGTCAATGACTGACTTCTCAGCGTTTGTCTACGCCGCGGCACACGAGATCGACGGGAACGGCCGCCGGGTGTGGCCGATCTCCCAAGACGAACTTGACCTCGCGCTGGACATCCCCACGTTTCAGAAGCTTCTGCCGATCATCCTCAACGCTGCTTCGGACAACGGGCCGCGCCGCAAGGCCGAAGAGGTGACCGAACCGGCGCGCCCTACGTCGATCTCACCGGCGACGAATGCGAAGCATGGTGGGAGTCAACTTGGCGAATCGCCCGTGTCCATCTTGGACTCTCTGCCGAAGAAACGGCGAGCCTAACGCTTCGCGGCTTTGATCTCCTCACGAGCGAACATCTCAAACTCGAACGCCGCAAGGAAGCGAGGCTATGGTCACTCGTCCGCGGGATCGCTCACGCTGTGGCCGGCGGCCAAGGTGAACTCAATCCGGCCGATCTATTCCCGATGCTGCGTGACGTTCCGGAAAGTGAGATGGACGATGACGAAGAGGATCCCCGCGCGATCATGGCCGACGTGAACTCGATGCTCACACGCAAGCCGAGGTGATATAGTCGAGGCATATCCTTACCTCACTTGACATGGGTAGTTCGGCTTTCCTCATGGGCCGGGCTACCCTGTGAGTTTCCAAACATATCCTCCCATCTATGTATCCGTGAGAAACTGAGTCTCAGGAGACACGCCGCCGATGACGATCATGGAACTGATGGGAACCTTGGGACTCGACGTGTCCGGGTTCATGTCCGGCAAGGACGCAGCTAAGGGCGCAATGAGCGAGATGAGCGCCGCGGCGGTGCAGACGGGCGATGATCTCGGCAAGCTCGGCGGCGATCAACTCAAGGCGGTAGAGGCGGCATTCGTCAGCCTTGGCATCAAGTCCAGCGCAGAACTCAAGAAGATCGCGATGGATGCGTTCGACAACTACCAGATCATTTCCCAGTCCGGAATTGCCAGCGCAGGCGACATTGAGCGAGCGGCCAAGGCTTCGGCGGATTCGCGCATCGCGTACGAGAAGGCGGTAGGCGCCGCGGCGGAAGCAGCGGCAGAGCAGAGTAAGCAGAGCATGGCGGGCCTTGCCAGCAGCCTGACGAGCGTCGGAGCGGTAATGACAGCCGCAGTCACCGGGCCACTGTTGGCGATGGGCGCCGCGGCGCTGAAGTCTGGAACGGATATCGACGGGGCCTTCGACACGATCCGCATTCGGACCGGCCAAGTCAGCGAAGGTGTTGGCGGATTGCAAGAGTCATTCCGCAACGTGTTTGGCAACGTGGCCAGCAACGCGGCCGATGTATCCGAGGCCATCGCCACGCTCAACGTTCGCACCGGGCAGACCGGGCCGCCACTCGAAGCGTTGGCGACTCAGTTCCTCAACATCTCGCGGCTGACTGGGGAGAACCTCAGTTCGGCGATTGCGAACGCGACTCGGCTTTTCGGTGACTGGGGCATTGAGGTTGGTAAGCAATCCGAGACGATGGACTTTCTGTTTCGGGTGACTCAATCGAGCGGGATTCAGTTTGACAAGCTGGCATCTACCCTTGTGACCGTTGGCGCGCCAATGAGGCAACTTGGTTTCTCGATGGAAGAGACCGCGATCATGGTCGCGAAGTTTGAGAAAGAGGGCGTCAACGCCGAGTTGGTGCTTGGAGCGATGAAAGCGGCGCTGGCGAAGTTCGGCAAGGCCGGTGACGAACCGAAGGAAGCCTTCGCCCGGGTGACCGAAGCGATCAAAGAGAACAGCGTCGAGGTTGGCAACAACATCGCTGTCCAGCTTGTCGGTGCACGCCGAGCGGCCGACTTTGCGGCGGCGGTTCGCGAGGGCCGTCTCGACATCGAGAAGATGACCGAGGCGGTAGCGGCGAACAAGGATACGATCAACGGGGCGGCTGGTGAAACTGACGACTTCGCAGAGTCCTGGACCAAGTTCAAGAACCAACTGACGCTCGCGCTTGAGCCGCTCGGCAAGACGCTGGTCGATACGCTCAATAGCTTGATGCCTCTGCTTCAGAACGTCATCGGAATGGTCGGTCAATTTGCGGATGCATTCAAGGAGATGCCGGAGCCGGTCAAGCAGGCGGCACTCATTGCGGCGGCGGCGCTGGCGGCTGGCGGTCCCATTATGCTTGCGATGGGGCAACTGATGGCAAAGCTTCCCGAACTCACCGCCGGCCTCAATTCGGTAGGTTTGTCATTTGGAAGCCTGGCAAAGGCTGCAACGATTGCGGCTGGCGCGGTTGCGGTAGCTGAGATCTACATGGCACTTCGCGAGAATGCCAAGGCCAACGCTGAACTCAACAACTCGAACATCGCACTCGAAAAGTCATCGCGCAGTCTGGAGACGATGGCGAAGGCGCTCGGAATCACCATCGACCGCGGATCGATGAGCGCGAACGACTACAACATCGCGCTCAACAAAGCGATTCGCTCGACGCCGGAATGGCAAGCCAAGATCGAGGCCAATGCTCAGGCCCAAGTTCAGCACGCCGCGGCGACGGAGAAAGTAACCGGCGCGGTCACCGGATCGCTCGGAGCATGGGACAAGCACAAAGACAAGCTCAGCGAGGCTGAGAAGGCGTATCAGAAACTACAGGGAGAAATCCTCGCGGCGCAGAACCACATTGAGCAGTTCTTCCAGAAATTCAACGGCGCGACGTGGGACTTTTCACAGTTCGAGGCATTCACCGCGCATGGCGGAAATGTCCGGACCGAGATCAACAAAATTGATGCGGAGATTTTAAAGCTCACCCAGAAGTTCGGCGACGACATGCCGGCGGCGATCCGCGGGATGATTATCCAGCTTCTACTCGCCAAGGATGGGCTTGCGGAGTTCCAGCAGAAGGCCGCCGACATCAAGCTCGAGAAAATCTTTGAGGGGTTGGACGAACTCGGCGCCAACATGGGCAAGGCCATGTATGGCGTCGGCCAACAGATTCCTCCGATCATTGCGAGCGCTGGCCTGGCGCGGGATGAGTTCGACACCATGAACGAAGCGATCATGAACATGCATGATCCGCTGGCCGAGATTCCGCAACTGATTCAGGACATCGCCAATCCAACGGCACGGCTCGCCGCGGCGTATGAATCTCTTGGAAAGGATTCAACCGCATCGCTAGAGAGGGCAGCAGCAGAAGCAAAGTCGGTTTACGACGCTATGGTCGGCGATACGGAGTCGAGCACGCACGACAGGCTCGAAGCCGAGCGGCGCATGTGGGAAGCGCAGATCGCGGCAGATCAGGCGGCGGGCCGCACGATCTCGAAGGCGGCGA